TCTAAAGTGATTTGCCTCACTAAAAGCTCAAAAAGAATACCAGTATTCTTAAATTTTGAATGTTTTACTCTCTTCATTACGTTTTTTTACCCTATAATAATATATTCCTATACGAAAGTTTATCGTATATAAATATAAGTTTTATTTTATTTATTAAAATTTTCTTCATCTAATAAATTCCCATCACTTAAAAAATCTGTTTTTTCGGTGATTACCTTCTTTTTAGATGATATACCATTAACATATTCCTTTGCGAATTTACTAGCTTTTCTACTAACCTTACCCTCAGTTTTCTTTAGTGCTTTTTGGTTTTCCTTAGCTCCTAACGGGTCTCTTCCATATGGGTGTTTATCCTTACCATAAGTGTTTCCTTCTTTTGGTCTACCACCCTTATCCTTTAATTCAGTTTTTAATTCTTCCAAATCATTCTCAATATCAGTTGGTTCTGATTCCATTGCTGGGTCACTACCCTCATCTTCGATTGAACGATATCTGAACCTATCTTTCAAATCGTTAATCATATTAACTTTTTGATTATCTATCTCGTCCTTACTCATATTAAAGATGTTCTCATATGCCCATTCTTTTGAAATCATATTCAATTGTTGGATATCAGATACTAATCTTACTTTCTCACTCCACAAATTTACTTTTTCTTGTTCGTAAATTGTAGATGGATTAACCAAATTAAGTTCGAAATCAACCATTTCAGGTCCTTCTAAACCTTGAGCAGATAAATGTACTACTGCCAATTTAGTGAGTTCCGATACTAATGTTCTTTGTATTCTTTCAATTGTTCTTGCGAATCTTACATCTTCTGCAGCAAGAGTTGCTTTACCATTTACGTTCTCATCATATCCCAAATATGCTTTTGGAATTTTAAGAGCTGCAAATAGTTTATTCTTTAAGTAATCGATATCCTCAATAGCTGTATATTGTAATCCACCTAATGTATCTATTTCAGTTCCACTATCTCCACCCCTAACAGGTAAGAAGAAATCTTCAGTTAAGTTTTGGATGTTATACTTTAAGTTATAATCACCAGTGTTCTTATCCATAAATGGAACTTTCTTCATTTTGTTGATAATCTTTTGCATGTAGTTATCAACTTCAGTTGGTGGAATGTTACCAATATCAATTTTGAAAACTCTCTTATCCGGAGCTCTCATAATTCTATGGATTAACATCGCATCTTCCATCAAAGATACTTGCTTCCAAATTCTTCTACCATTTTCAATCATTGCCTTACCATAAGGTAGGAAGTTTGTATCTGATAATAATCTGAAATGTACTATCTCATAGTTTTCGTATTCACCTTTACCAATTGGGTCGTGATTTACTTTAAACTTTACATAGTTTGGGTTGATTGGGTCAGTATTCTCCATTCTTTCAGTTTCATAAACTGGAAGTGGTTGTACATTAATAATACCTTTACCTGGTGCAATTTCCATTGCTAAAAAGAAATCACCATACTTAACCATATTACGAGTCCATGCCCATAGGTTAAATTCTAAATTAAGAATATCATAGAAAAGGTTTTCTAATAATTCTTTTACTTTTTCATTTTGAGTTTTAATCTGAATAACATCACCAAATTCATTTTTCAATGTAGATTCATCAGCGTAGATATCTAATGCCGATGATATAATTGGGTCATTGTCCATAGCATCATAATCTCTAAATAGTTCTCTACGAACTTGATGATATGCCATTGATTGAGCTGCCATTTGGTCTCCATAAAAAGACCGTTGTAGTTTGGTGTACCTATCTCTTAAATTCATTAAGTTGGTGCTACCCTGCTGTCTATCATCAGTATCCTTAACAGTTCGTTTCCCATCCTTATCAACCACTACGATTGCTTGAGATGAGAATAACCTACCTAACTTTTGAAAAAACGAACTATTTCCTTGTTCTGCCATTATACTTTTGTTTATTTAATAATTCTACTAATATACGAAAAATTATTAATATATCCTAATATTTTTACCATGCTTTACAACTCCAATATCTTGCTCCAGTTCTTGGACCCGGACTATCACAATTGTGTCTAGCTCTAAAAGACTTTTTTCTCTCTGGATTATCTTTCTTTATACGAGCACCCTTTTGTCCAAAATTAACCTTTACAACATTTCCCTTTGGATTTTTAACATATACCTTAAACTTTTTTACATCACCAGTCATTGGTTTGTTAAGTTTAACATCTCTACCTTGATATTCAGCCTCATTCACATCAGGCTTATATTCTTTTATGAATTCTAAAAATTCTTTTAAATCATCATAGTTTTCTACATCGTATTCAAAGATATCACCTTCGAATTGTTTCGTAAAATCCTCATAAAGTTGTTTTGTTGTACTATCCATAATAAATCTTATACTATATAAATATAACAAATTTGATTTATAACCAATTTGTTAAGTCCTCATGAGTACCATCACCGACATCCATTTTCCAAGGATTTTCGTTGGAATCACTACTACCATATATACCAGTATAAGTATAAGATGAAATACTGTTAATTGCCTGTTTGGTTAAATCAATACCTTCTTGTCTTAATCGTAAAGCAGTATCTCTTACCCATAAACCAATTGCTAATGCCATTACTAAATCATCATTATAACCTCTCATTGCTTCCGCTCTACCATTATTCCATATAAATGTAAACATCTCATCGATAGTTCTTACTGAACGAATTGTTATTGATTTATCTCTAATGTACTCTTCCAACTTTGAGATGATTAGAGGGCGTGTTCTGGATGTTGTTGAGAACCCTGCAACTTGATTCTTATCCTGCGAACGATATTTGTTAGAAAACTGATTCTCAGTATCCACATACTTTATATCTTTGTTTGTATAATATAAATTAGAATAACCTCTATCAATTACTTGTTGTATTGCTGCCCAACCAATGTTTGCGTTTTCAATTACCAACAATGCGTTATTATATTCGGTTGATAATGAAACTAAGAAGTTTCCAAAATCTTTTGTATCTAACTTACCTTTATATTCAGCTACTTGAAGTGATTCAACAACATCAATTACGTGAGCAGTTGAGAAATCCGAAGAATCTCCCCTAGCAACATCGGCTACAACTATATATGATTTAGTATAATCTGGATATTCCCACTTCCAAAGGTTTCCATCAAATCCACCCTTTTCAACAGGCTCTTGAACGTATGTATCTTTGTAGAATTGTAAAAGTTGTGGGTCTATAACCGAATCCCCAGATGATACGAAATCACAATCACATTCTTGTGCTGCTCCCTTTGGTCCCAATAATCGTTCTTGTTCATCTCTCCAATCTTGGTCTCTTTCTGGGTGAACTGTCCAATGTAATCTAATTGTATTGAAATCATTTCTACCCTCTTCAGCACCTACCCAAGTTTTGTGATACCAATTACCCACCCCATTTGGAGTAGATAATACAATTGCGTTACCACCCGTTGATAATGTAGATTGCGCAGATACCCATATCTCTTCAATCTTATCAATAAATGCTGCCTCATCAAATACCAATAGGGATAGTGCTTCAGAACGACCAGCATCACCAGCAGCAGAAGTTGCTTTAGCTTGTGAACCATTTGCATATCGTAATGAAAGTTTGTTATCTTCAACAGTTTCCAACTTTAACCAAGAAGGAAGATATTGATTCATTACTCTAATCTTAGTAATAAGGTTTTTAGCTACCTCTTGCTTAGTTGCAATAACCAATACATTGAAGTCTTGATTGAACAACATTTTCCAAAGTGAAAACCCTGCGGTTAGAGTTGAGATACCAGTTTGTCTGGATTTCAGAATAATATTATAACGATGGTCTTTAAAATCAACCAACGTATCTTCTTGAAAAGGATATAAGTGAAATGGTATTTTACCCCTAACAGGGTGTTGTATCATACAATACTTTTTCATAAAATAAATTGGGTCAGAAGCACACTTCTGATATTCCAATTTGATTATATCTTTTAATGATTGTTTAGCCATTAATTAATTATTTTTTACCAATTTTCCAATACATACCAGCACTAATAAATGGTGCTAATTGTGAGGTGTTAGAATTATTCTGAATACCTATACCTAATTGATATAAGTTATTCTTTTTACTTTTTAGAATTAACCCACCACCAATGTTGGTTATTACATCTTCTCTATTAAATCCACCATTTAATCCCCAATAGAATTCATTCTTTGGTAATTCCTTTACAATTGTTGTATTGTATATAGTAGGTATTTTGAATGTCCAATCTACATCCCTAGAGATGATTGAGTTTTGTGATATATTATCCGTTATAATTCCGAATCCTAAATTTGGTGATGGTTTGTTACCCAATGAATCAGTAACACCATTTGGAAATTCATATGAAAGATTTAAAGTATCTTTTATTTGATATGTAGCAAAGTATTTTTCTATAATAGCTAATGTATCTACATCTATTGGAATTTCAACCTCAACAGTCTTAACTTTAGTAATGTATTTTGGTATATAAGTTGGAACCTTTACTTCCTTAGTGATAACGATAGTATCAGTTTTCTGCTCTATTAGTTCGTAATCTTTACCATCTACTTTTATGGTTTCAATTTCAGCATCATCTCCACCACAATTTCTCAATAATAGTACTACACATAATACAACTATCGCTATAGTTTTAAAATCAAATTTCTTTAACCAATTCATAATTCTTATCCTTTAATTTCTCATACGCAATATTACGTTTCTCAATAACTTCGGTAAGTTCTTTTTTACCATTTTCTATATCGGATTCTATCTGAGCTTTTAAAGTCTGAACATCATCATTGGATTGCCATTGTTCTACCGAACCATCATCATTTACATATTCGTGTATATTTGAAACTTCACTAAGGGCTTGATTCCACTTTTCTAAAACATCAGTTCCATAAGCAGACATGTTTGAATATATTCTATACTCTTCATATGCTTCCCACAATCCATCTCTTTTTATAATAAGTTCTCTCTTTGCCAAACAACCAGCACAATAACCAGTTTTAGAAATTAACTTTTTATCCGATTTTGAGAACTTTCCACTAACATCACAATCATCAGCTTTACATTGATTCATATTTTCAATGTGCTTTCTTAACTCAGACATTACGTTTGACATTTTGGATGA